AAACCAAACGTCCTATCTCCCGCCAATACTGAGGCAGTTTCATATGTAGAATCACTTGATTTCTTGTATTGTATCTCTATTGATCCACCATCTTGAACTAATATATCCTCATGTTGTGACCAATTTGCCTTAATTCGCGTAACTATACGCCCGTTCTGTCCTCGAACTAATTGAGTCTCTGTACTGTCCAATATGAGGTTCTCTAGTGGATATACATTGAATGGGTTAGGTAATTGTGTATTTGGAGCTGGATCTATAGTTGTTTCTTCTTCAGACCATGTATATACTGTGCTTGCTGTTTCTCTCAATACCACACTTACTGCAAAGATCTCATTACCATTTGCATCTTGAATTGTAGTAAATCCTCTCTCCAATACATCAAACACTTTACTTGACCAACCAAATGGGCTATAAGTCACCATAATCGTGTCTCCTGAGGCGATATCCCACTGCTGAAGGGATAGGGTCACCTCAGCAACGATGTCTTGTCTGGAGCGCTCTAAATCGATTTTAGCGATACGCTGTGCTGTAGCATTAGATATAACAAATGGTAGCTCTAAATCCTTATAGATCCTGACCCCATCTTCTGTTTCATAAGTACTATTGGTTAGGTGAGGAAAATCAGTAGCTACCCAGTCTTCATCTTCATTAATATAAATACCACGCACTGCATTAAACTTCTCCCTACGACCTGGTCTACTTAATCCAATTTCACTAATAATATCATTTTCGGTGATTGTAATAGCTGGTGTTTGGTAGCTACCGGCATTTATAACGTACTTACCATTAACATATGATACATATCCTGCCATTGCTGATGTAAATGATTCTAATATGCCTGAAATACGTGTAGTAGATTCAATTGTTCCATTACAGGTATATCTGTCTTCAGATGTTATTTCTGTTAGAGCCTTCCACGTAGCAATTGAAATATTGGGCCTCGCGGTGACAGTGAGTTCGTCCAACCGATAATATGTGTAAGATGAGCCGTTGGTAAAATCGAAAGTCTTCTCTTGTCCTGCACTCCATGTTACCCCACTTTGTGTATCTAATGTTACTTCCTCTCCTGCGAATGCTCCTGTGTTTGATGCTTTTAGCACCCAACCTGTTGGCATTTCTTCTCCGTTCAATTCTGCCGGAGCTGTAAGCATAATTCGTTCGACCTGTGTGGCGCTGTCGTATTGAAACTGAACGTATTCCCCGCTTATACCTTCTGAGATCCATCTTCCTGTCCTACTTGTGTCTCTTGATATTATGTTTTGTGAACCATGGATTCTACTGTCTAGTGTGGTATTGGCTGTGACGGCAGCTGGATATGTCTTTCCATAATGAGCTGTTGTTGTCACAGATTCGTCACATATGTTAGCTGCTGAATCAAGGGCAGTTGTGCTAAACTCAGATGCTGCTGCCGATACACCTATTACAGTGTCTTTCATGTAATCAGCAAGACAAAGTGCTGGGTTTGTAGTATATTTAGTAGTAGAGTCTCTTGTGTCCAGTATATCATCTTTACCTTGAATAACTGCTGATACATGAGGAGGTCCTCTGTATATTTCACTATTCCACTTAAGTTTTACATATAAAGCGGATAATCCATTAAACTTATCAGTGGATTTAAAGAAATCACCACCTATCTCTTCTCTAAATCGACTATTAGCATCATTACTACCACTTCCTAATGATACATCAATCCATGCATGGTCTTTATATTTACCACCTGTAACCTTGTAGTGGGAGATTCCTGTAGTGCTGTAGTCTGAATCTGCTGTAAGTATGACTTCATCTTCCCCTAGAAATACACGTTCAACCTTGTTAATTGAGTGAGAAGCTAGGATAATAACCATATAGAAGTACTTATTATCAGCTGATGTGTGGTGAAATGCTAATGGACCACTCTTTTTAGTTCTTCCATACACATATTCTCTGGGAGCATCTGTTTGTCTAATTGTCTCTGTTCTAGAAAGAACACCTACTTGCTTAAAGCTCTTAGGTTTAGGTTTAACTATTCCAGCAACTAATGTTGAAGCTGCTAATCCTGCTAGTCCTGCTGCAAATATACCATATCCCGCCCCTTGAGCTGCTGCTGATACGGCTAAACCTATTATTGCTGGTATTGCTGCTGGCATTATTTATCTCCCTTATATTCCCAACAGATGCCGTCGAGAGGTAAAAACACTAAACCATCTTTTCCAGGCGCTACCATCTTTGATCCTATACAGATACAAAACATTGGTCCTTCTGGTCCATCGGTTATTATCATGCTTCCTCTTTTAGCCATCTTAATGTCTCTTTTAATAAATCCATGTTTCGGTAGAAGTGTCTCAGATATCGTACGTATATCAGGCCCCATACTCTTAATTACTTGAATAGCCTGTTCTTTATTCAACCAATTCTCAATACTCTGTAGTATATTTACACCATGTGTAACAAGCATACCCCTAAAGGCAAACTTAACACAATCATTATGCCCCCATTCAAATGGAACATTTCTTCTTTCTTCAATATATCTAGCAAGTCTGTCTTCCCAACTCATTAACCAGATCCCCATTTAGTCTCACGTTCTGAGTTGACCATATGCCTTAGTCCAGTGTCAGTTGAATATATATCTTTATGATCCTGTAATGTGTAACGTCTTTCGTTAGTAGTTTGAAGTCTAGCTAGTTTATTCTGAACACCTAATGTAAACGTAGATATTGGAGCTGATTCATTGATACCAACTTCATCCATCTTACCTTCAAATATGATCTCAGGATCAGCAACTATACTGCCGCCAGCTGTTATTAGTGCAAATCTAATAGTTACATCGTTATCTATATCAACCTGGGACAAGGCTAGTGTCTTATATGCCGTATCGATACCACTGAAACTTACTGAGATATCATTAACTTTAAGATCAGTAGATTCATTAATCTGGCCAATAGTTAGTAAATTACCGGCACCTAAGTAGGTTTGTCCATTCCAACTAAGTGAATAGTCTCCATTCCAAAGATAAACAGTACCATCACTAAACTCTGCATCTAATAAGATATGTGGTTGGATAGTTCCGGCAGATATAGCGCTTATGAAAGCTGATGTTGTATTACGTCCGACCATTATACTTCCTCAATAAAGACAATGTTAAGACCAACATGACTAAGACTATTTGTTGACCAAGCCATTTCATTAGACGCTAATCTCATTGTAGTTTTACAGTTCGATGTTGTAATAGATTCACCACCAGACTGGGCTTCTCTAAGACGGGGCCAGATATCAAATGTAGCATCTGTACTAGCATCACTATTTTGATCATCTAGTATAGTGTACATGAAATTACCTATTTGAATGCGGTCTCCTGCCTTTAAAATATTAGCGGTACTGGTAGTCCAACCTGTTGTTGCAAGGCTATTGACGCCCGCTGCATGAGCTCCTGATACTGTTGGTGTTCCTGTTGCTGTTCCTGCTGGTGTCTTCCTATCTGGATCTTCTATAAGTACTGTCCCTTCTTGTCCATTTAGTTTCATTAGGAATGCTTCCCATTCTGCTGCCTCTGTTTGAGTCATTGGAGGGAATTCTAAGTCCATCTCCCATCTCTGTCCTGAGTGTCTCTGTTTCTGTACCTTAAATGAGAATTGACTCTCTGATACACCAACATTTGAACGTGCTACCATTCTAGCATTACGAGGTCTTGGACTTGGAGGCATACCTGATAGTGGATAACTAATTGCCATATTATTCTCCTCTTAAATCTCTACTAAAGCTTCCGCCGTTTCTTGCACCTCGTCTCACTGATTCGAGTATCTGCACTTTCTGTGAAGCTAATGCTGATTGGAGTTCTTGTCTATTGACTGCACTTACTCCGGCGAAGTTATTATTCATTACTACTGTTGTGCCACCACTACCTGAACCATTAGCCATGACATTACCACGTGTTTGAGGTACAAATAATTCTGGCCCTCTTTCCCCTACAAGATAAGGTTTATTAGACGACACGTTACCGCCTAATGCTTTTGCACCAAAGAGGCCGCTGAAGAATCCTCCGGACGAAGGCTGCGTAGGTCCGATCTGGTTACCAGCAGGTGCTCCATCCTGACCACCGGAGAATAAGTTACCGATAATGCCTCCAAGAAACCCGCCACCTCCGCCGCCTGCTTCTCCAAATAGTCCAGTAGTAACGGTGTCTGCTAATCTGTCTGATAAAGTTCTTGCAAAGGAATCTGCTAAGGATTCAAATGCTCCTCCAACTTCTCCACCCATGATAGCATCGGATAGTGATGAGCTAAATGATTCTCTCATACGACTTCTAAGTATTGGATCTACCTTCTCTACTCCAGTCTCTACACCTTTATTTACAGCTTCTGCAACTTTCTCTTCTTCAACTCCACCAGTTACTACTTCTTGAGGTAGTCTTCCTGCCATACGGTCTTTAAGTTGCTGAAATAATGCTGGATTACTTGATGCGGATACAGCTCCTGTAGGTAGTCTACTCTTAGTGTCTGCTACACCTGCTCTAAATTGTGCTAGTTTCTTTAGTCCTGAACCAATGTTATTGATAAAGTTTGTAGCAGATTGTGTTAAAGAAATCATTAAGTCAAGTGTTCTTTTAAGAATAGGAGCTAATTTATCACCTATTGCTGCTGCTAATAGACCAGCATTGTCTTTAAGTGTTGACCACTTACCAGATAGAGTTTCAGATTGCTTAGCCATTTGGTCAGCAAACATACCACCTTTACTGGTCATCTCTTCAAATGCTTCACCGATAACTTTTGCACTTATCTTACCTTGAGAGGCTAGTTCAAATATAGCGTCCTTACTAACACCCATCTTATCAGCTAATATTTGTAGAATTGGAATACCTCGGTCAGACAACTGAAGTAATTCCTCAGTCATTGCCTTACCTTTGTTTTCAATCTTAGCAAAGATAGATGCCATATCACTTAAAGGTATGTTAGCACCAGAAGCGATATCTCCAAGAACCTTTAAAGTCTCTGTGATATCTTTAGCTGCAACACCGGCTGCTAATAACTGTCTAGCTGCTTGACCAATATTCTCTAGTTGGAATGGAGTCTTAGCTGAAAACTCTTTTAACTCATCAATAAGAGCGTTAGCTTTAGAGGCATCACCAAGAGCTGAAGTAAAGGCAACCTGCATCCTTTCTAAGGCAGCAGTAGGGCCAACAACAGCAGCACCAAGGGCAGCAAAAGCAACTGCAACGGCTGCTATAGCACCTTTAACGCGTCCTAATGAGGCTAACATAGATGCAGATGAGGTCTTCATGCTTCGCTTCATGCGATTACCTGAACGCTCAACTGCTGCAGTAGCACCTCTTAGGTCGCTCTTTAGCTTATCTGTCTTGGCTCGGATCGATACAATCGCCTCACCTAGCTTTTCATTAAATGCCATTATTTGTTCCTATTTCTCTGAAGTTGTTCCCAGAGAGTATTTCCTTTCTCTAATTCAGTCTGTCGCTCTTGTTCAACCTTTTCTGGATCCTTAAATCTATCCATCCAACGTCTAAATCCAACCTTACTTAGGTCAGACTGAGAAGCGATACCTGTATACCAAGTTGTTAGACCTGTTAACTGCATACGTTCTTCGTGTTTCATTCTCATATACTCTAGCTTAATTGACCACTCTTTAGGTGTCAAGTCCCAAAAGTAGTCAGCTCTCAATTCCATGTGTCCGACTGCCAGCGTCAGCCAAGTTTCCCATACACACTCATGTGTAGTTACTTCTTTCGTTGAGCTGGCTTCTTCTTTTTTGAGTCAAAAAGGACCGCAATATTCTCTGCCAAGTATTGTGCTGCCTCTATGATATCAATGTCTTCATCCAACAAGTCATCTTTAGAGACCTGTCCCTTGGAGGAAGCGGCCATTAACGTATATACAGTGTCTAGGTCCATTGTATCTAATCCTGAGATAAGATCTATTAGACCATTCTTGTTCAGGTCTATTTGAGCTTGGTATAGCGCACGTTTTGTTATTTTAAAAACTACATCTCCGTTTCTTAGTGAAAGTTTATATTCTCCCAATAAATTCATAGCGTTGTCTCCTAATGGGGTAATTAATAAAGGGGCCGAAACCCCCTAAACATATTATGCAAAGTCGCTACTTGAGCAGCGTTTGTTTGTTCAATAGATAAAAGAGTGCACTTCTAACTAATTCTGGGTCATCATTAAGAAACCCAATAGCTGAATTGCAGGTCTTGCAGAGAAGTCCTCGTACATCACCTGCCTTATGACAATGATCAACACAGAGTAATTCCTGTTGTGGACATTCTTTTGTGCAAATAGCACACAGACCATTTTGTTTATCGTAGAGCTCCTGGTATTCATCAGGTGTTAGACCGTATTGCTTAAGTTTGTTCTTTCGATACCACTCTCGCGTTTTCTCGGGTCTATCCTTTCGATATTCAGCAGTCCTCTCAATGGTGCAAGATTTACAGGTATAAGAACTTATTCTGCCGTCTTTACGATAGTAGAACTCGTCATCACTCTTATCTGTATTACATTTCTTGCACTTAGCCATTAACTAAAATCTCCATCTACTGCGAATTCTGCACTGAATGTAGCAGCTGCTTTATCAGTATGTACAATCTCTAATGAAGTAACAGTTGCTGTAGCACTTTCGAAGGCTGAACCAGAACGGTTCATTTCTAGTGTTACTTGACCGTTAGCTTTCATCTGAGTGATTAAGCGTTGTTGTGCGTCATCACCGTGTACATATAAAGCACTTACTGAGCACGATACCTTCATTCTACTAGGAATGTTTGGTGTTGCAGTATCACCTTTTGTATCTACATCGATCTCTGCTGCCGATCTACTGATTGTAAAATCGCTTTCACCTGCTATAGCTACTAATGTACCACTGGCTAATGCGACTGATAGGGTGATGATATCACCATTTTCTGCGGAGTTTGTCATGACTACTCTCCCTTATTGTGAAATAGTTATTTGAAAGTTTAAGACTATTGCTGATAAATCATCAGAGCTTGGGATCTGTGTTAGTCCTACGCACTCAGTCAGCATATGTGTGTCTGTTATTGTTAAAGTACCTCTATGGAGATCTTCTAGTATATAATCTATGATATTCTCTAAAGTTGCACTTGATTCTGTGTCATCTACCACAACTAGAACTTCTACGTCCTGTTGCCATAAAGTGAATGATTTAGCCCCTACATCTGTAAGGCCTTGAGGTGGTCTAATTAAGACGTATGGCTTAGTGGCTATATCTGATACTACAAATCCACTGTGTATCACACCATCACCCAGTGCTGCTTTAAGCGTAGCATCTGCGTTAAGTGCTGTGTATATGCCATCTATAATCTGTTTAATATCTGGAATCGCCATGAGACCTCTTTAATTGGCTTGTACTGGGTTTGTTTAACTACCGAGTATCTTTACTATCTTTCTTTTATTTAGTCGATAAGCCGGCCTTAAAAACGGCCTAGCTTGCTGATTGATGTTGCGTCCCAGTGAATCTGTCCCTACAAAGCCCAATTCTAGTCGTTTTGCGTATTCATCTGCTGGACCTTTACGAACCCCATATATACCTACCACATCTTTACCGTCTCTTATCACATTAAAAGTTATACTATTTCTTAATGTTCCTTGACCTATATTTGGTGTAGATCCTGGACTAGATGGGTTCTTACCACCAAGGTTTGATGGTCCAAAGTTGTCTTTAACATAGGCAACTAGCTTAACCATCACTTCATTCATATTCTTACGTAAATGATCAACTAGCTTCTTTTGGTACTTGTTTATGTTCATTTTTAGGTTAAATTTACTATTTGTCATCTAATTCTCACTTTTTGTGTGATGAGTCGGGTAGTTTTAGGCGTAGGTATTATACCGGAATCAAAAAGCTACATACATATATATAGTATATACTTATAGCTACTCACCTTTGGTCTGGTTCATGTAAAGTCCATGTAGAAGGCGGGTTAGTTCCATTACTGTTTCCATAGTGAATGGCTCTACTGATATATACATACCTAGTGCTTCTTCTGTCTCTTCATGTGATGCTGTGGTTATTCTTATATCTTCTCCTACAAAGGAGTCCCACTTTACTGGTGTATCATCTCCCCAAGGGTAGTTGTTCTTACTATCACTCATTAGCTTGCATCCCTTATCAGTTGGGCATCCAACTCAAGGTGGTTACCTCTAGATGGTTTGTTTATACCTAAGATTTCGTATGTGTCTGTTCCTACTATATATTGATCATGTAATTTAACCGCAGTACTCGATAAAACGAATATAACGTGGTTAGATGAGCTATCTACTTTATCCCCTAGGAATCTTTCACTAGAACCTTTAACACTAATACGGCAGCTTACAGAGGCTATAGCGGTAGCATATGTGATAGTTGATCCACCACGTCCATCTGCTGCTCTTGATTTACGCTTAACTACTGCTGTACTGTTTAATCTACTAGTGATTCCCATATATTATCTCTTTACTATTGAGTGTCCAAAATATAGGCCAAGTATGGCCATTACTGTATGTGTATGTAGTGGGGTTATTACAAACCCCCCACTATGCGTAACCCATGTTAATACTTCCTTACCTTTAAAGAATAAGAAGCCTGGGTGAAACTCTGTATATCCAAATGTCACTGGTACTGTTGTAAATGCTGCTACTAGGAGAGGAAGTACAATAATACTAAAGACAGATGATAGAGCAATAATTCTTCGTGTAATGCTAAATCCATTTGTACCGCCACCCTGTGATTCTCTTGCTTGTCTTATTCCAGCCTGTCTTTTAGCCAGTAGTTTCATTGCCATTTCATTGGCCTTGTGTCTGTCTTCTATTGATTTAGACCATATACTTAGGAATCCTGATAATAAACCAGATCCTAACATGGTTATCATTTCAAATGGAAACATTACAATATAATCCTTCTATATCTGCTTAATAGAGCTTTAACAGTTGATGGCATACCCATTACTGTTACTTCTCCGTATGTCTCTGAGTCGTCACCAGTTTTATAGCTTTTAAGAGCCCCTGTGTTATCCGCTGTGAGATAATTAACCCAAGTATCAATGGCAAGCTGAATATCGTCAGGGATAGATGCATAACCGTATACATAATCAACCCTAAAACGCTTTCGTTCCCCCTCATTCCCCCAATCTCCTCCATTCTTTTTAAAGATACATGCTTGTGATGTATAAAAATCATAAGCCGTAGCTGTTACTGTAGCACTAGCTGATACGTCAAACACAGTCGTTATTGAGATAATAGGCCCCTTCTCCACTATCAATGAGTCATTACCACCATCAAAGAAGGCAGTTGCTGTAGTTGCACTTAATGCACTACCAATGTATGTTTCTATTGCTTTTTGTACTTGATCACTTAATGCCATTATTGTTACTCCTTATAAGCCTATAATCAGTGCAGCTGGTGCACTTACCCTGTCTCCTGCAGATATGTATCCAGAAAGGTCTAATCCAACAGCACCACTAGCACCACCTGCAATCTTCTTTGCAGAAAACCTTACATCTGTCATTTCAGGTATAAGTACAGGTACTCCTCGTTTAACCATGGTGGCCCCATCAGGTGCAACACTGTGCACAACTCTTAACCACAATCCACCTGTTCCTGCAGCTGTGTCGTTTACATCTGAACTATAGACCTCTATATTGTCGTTTGCTGTCATCCACACTTTCACTCCACCTTCTTCCCAGATGTCGGTCCTAGTTGTTGATACAGCTAAATTAACAGAAGATCTACCAAATGCTCTGAAATCAGGATCATCATTAACTGCTACTGTGTCATGAAAGGGTAGTCTTGGTCCCCATACCATCTTATTTCCTCTATATTCGATTATCTATAAGACCCCATACCAAAGTAGGGGGCCTGGGTAGAAAACCCAATACAAGGCGATTATGAGCTTAACTTGCCCTTATTTGCCTTATGTCCACGTAGGATAACAGCTGATCTAGGTACACCAGCAGTAGAAGAAGCAGCTTCCTCAACACGGATGTAACGCTTGTTACCAACATATCCACGTAAGTGAACTACGTTGTCTGTAGCTGTTCCACTAACGACGATAGCATTAGCACCACCACGAAGGTCAGCAGCAGCAACTGCACTAAATGTGCTGTCGTCGTCTGATTCTGTGATTGTGTATGTATTATCTCCGTCTGTCCAAGCACCGATGCTGATAACAACTTCAGCAGAACGGTAACCCTTAAGGTCAGCAGATGTTCCAACTGTAGCTGTTTCAACTGTAGCAGCTGCTAGTGAAACTACGGCACCAGTGGATGTTCCACCGTTGTCGTCTTGTAAAATATGATGAATATCTCTTTTCATTTTATTGTCCTTGGTTAAATTCAGGGGGTATTGACCGACTCACGCCTAACGATCACCGGATTGATCCCCCCAATGTTATTTATAATTAAGCAATTTCGATTCTTGAGAAAGCATTCTTATCAACAGGCATACCGTCGAAAGAAACTACCATTCTAAGAGTCAGTTTATTTGATGAGAAGTTAGCATCTCTAGAAGCTTCAACACTGAATGCCTTTTCTTCTAACATTACGTACTTACTAAAGTCACCGAATACACATGGGCTCTCGCCTGATGCATTACCGTCTTCTAGAGCACGAGTTTCAAAGATTGGGTATCCAAGAAGTGTTGATGGAGCACCAGCAGAAACTGGACGGTTCCAAATAGGTAATCCTTGTCCGTCAGTAATTAACATAACTTGCTTAAGAGCATCTGGATGCATAGCGAATGCGCCATTCATACGATATTCTTCATTAAGCTTAAATGTTACGTTAACAACAGCTGTATAGTCAAGGTTAGCAATAGCTGTAATACTTTCTGTGTTAACAGCAAGAGTATCCAACAATGTTACAACTCCTAAAGGCTCCTTATGACCAGAACCTAAAAGGATCTTGTCTTCTTTAAGGTCAGCGTAAGCACGTGCAAAGTCACCAGCCAATAAAGGTTGGATCTGTTGGAAGCTTCTACGCTCTAGCTTGTTAGGTAGTGTTACTAATGCAGCGTAATCTTGTGGATCAAGTGTACTCTTTCCGAAGATAGAGCTAATGCTTGTTTCACTGATTGCATCGCCATCATCATGCGTTGACCATGAAGGATCAAAGCTGTAATCTAGGATGTCTAAAGGTCCGTTACCGTTAAGCTTAGTAACCATAGCTTCGATCTTATTAATACGATCTAGCTTCTGGATAATCTCGTTATGTAGCTTCATAGGAACTAAAGCAGCTCCATCTTCTACAACAACGGAACTAAGAGCTTTAGCTTCTAGAGCATCTTTATATTCTTTCTTAGTTAAGTCACCTTTTGCATAGTCATAGAAAAGTGCAGAAGCATCATTATGCATTTGCTCTTCAGAACGAACCTCTACTTTAGGCTCTTCTGACTTCTCTTCTACTGTAAAAGGAGTCTTGTTCATTGGTTGATCTAAGAGTTCTTGAAATCTATTGATTTTCTCTTCGAATTTCTTCTCAAAGCTAGCAAGCATTTCCGACTCTTTTGACACATTCTCTTCGTTTTTGTGTTCTTCAGTCATTTTGTCCTCACAAATTTTAGTGTTTAGTTTGGTTGGTAGTTCAGAACTCTCATTCTCTACCGGATTTGATTTTATATTGTTGTCTTCTTTAACCATGACAACTTTGGCTTGTGGATTAGATGCACGAGAAACTAGGCTAATCTCCACGAGTTCTAGACTTTTAATAAGCCTAATTCTCTCACCTGTGCGTTCATCTTGCATAAAATCATGATCTTTTAGAAAGAAACCAATGGACACCTCGTCTAAATGTCCTTCCTTAGCTTTAATGGCTATATCCTGAGCACTAGGCGCACTAGATACTTCAGCTTCGAAGTAAAGGCCTGTGTCGTCTTCTACTAACATAGTTACAGTACCGAGCATTTCTCTAGCATCCATATCATGAGAGGAGAATAAACGTATCTTACGATTCTTCATATCATGTATAGATTTAACAAATGCACCAGGGAGAATAATATCTCCGTGACTGTCTACATTACCAAATACGGAAGCATAGCCTGTAATCTTCTTAACACCTTCTTGATCTGACTTGATCTCAAAAGAGTTATCAGTTGCTTTATGTTCCATTAATTATATCCTAGGTTATTTATATTTAGAATCCACCGTTATCGAATTCTGGTATGATTGTTGATCTGCAGTTTGGGTGTGCTGGTGGATTAGGAACGCCATCGTCATAACTTAAATCCATTGGCCTTCCATTAGATAGTGTGAATCCCTCTTCCCCTGATAAAAAGGTCTCATCTATACCTACGATCTTTCCGTTCAAGTGATCACATATTTCTGATGTATTTCCATCCAATACTGCTGTATATCTTAGCTTTGTTACTCCAGCTGACTTATATCCTGTTCTAGCCCCTTGGTTTGCAGCTCTTACTGTCTCAGTACGTGCAATTGTAGTAGCTCTAACTTTGTTGAACTGATCACCAAGCTTTTGGATATCTTTACGTAGTTCCTTTAAACTCTTCCCTTCTTCAAAGGATGATAGGATAACTTTACGTATTTCCTTAGATGATGTTCTAGCAACACCGTTACCGAACTTGAATTGTTGTGTTCTAATAGCTTGCTGTACAGCCTCATCTTCAATACTAAAGCTAGAACCAAGTGAAACAGCTGCTTCTTCAGCACTATCAGACACTAACTTACCTATTGTATCTAGAGAATCAGAAGCTAATTCAACAGCCCACTCACCTTCTAGTTGTAATAGTGCTTGCTCTAATGTCTTTTGATCTGTTTGTTTGGTCATTAATTCGTTCTTATCTGTAGCTTTTGTACCAATAACAGCTTGTATATCTGCAATATGCTTAGTTAAATGCTTTCTAGCAAGAGAGAATACACTAAACGCACCCTTATCAGCTAACTTCATACGCTTAGTAGCGATCTTGAAATCATTAAGATTACGTTGCATAAGAGCTATATCTTCCTTAGAAGGGCCCTCATCTTCTAGTTCTTCCTCATCTTCTTCCTCTTCAGCAGCCACATATTCTTCTTTATGTTCACATGCACAATCATTAGTATGTACATCAGGCTCTTCAGATTTAGTTATTTCTTCTTTAACTTCGTCAGACTCTGCAGGTAGATCAAATCCAAAAGATCTAAGCTCATCACCGTCAGGTAATGCATCATATCCACCAGCTCTACGTGCTTCATTGATTGTAATAAGACCTGATTGGAAGTCTAGTCTAGCTCTTTCTGATAATAAGTCTTGGTCTTCTTTAAGTGCTTCTACATTCTTTAGATTAAACTTGATACTGATACCTTTAAGTCTATCACTAGGAGGTAGTAGATCAACATCACCATTGAAGTAATCTTCGATCATTCCCTGCATAGGTATTACAGTCTGTCTCCAAAATATCTTGAACGCAGTTCGCATATTATCATAAGTAGATGTATCGGTACCGCTAACACCGCCAAATACAGGAAGAGGAATCCCAAGTCCAGACAATATCTTAGCTTCGTCGACTTTACTGAGTTCTTTCGCTTCAAGATCTCTGAAAGAATTACCGAAACTTTCATACTCTACTCCACCATGTAATACTACTGTTGATCCTTGCTTTGTGTCTTTAGTCTTCTGATCAAAGCCTTTAGCCATTGCTGTAGCTTGAGCAGGATCTAAGAAGTCTGATACCTTAAGGATTGAACCAGGTACACCACCATTCTGCAATACAGCCATTGTATACTGCGTATGTGCGTTATCTGTGTCAATACGCATAGCTAATGCTTTAAGAGGACTGAAGCCCTTTAAACGGTTAAGAGGGTCAATAAACTGCATCATAAGAACAGCTCTAGGATCTAGGATAAACTTCTTACCCTCTCCTCCTGGCTCATATATGAAGTTATTAACACCAATCTTATCATCAGCTGTAACTTTAACTTTATCTGGTCTTAGTAGCCCTAATTCTGTTACTTTACCACCACGTGTGAATACTTTCTCTACAAATCCAATATCTCCAAGGTACATATATAGAAGAAGACGCTTAAGAAATTGCTTCTGCGTCTCATGTGGGTTGATGTGCTGTAGTAGGAGTTGTGTAGGGTGATTAGGTATTACTTCACCATCTGCATCAATAACTTCTAGCGGGGCTTCACATACTGTATTAATAAGCATGTTTAGACAACGGTTTACTATTTCATTCTTTTTGTATGCTTCCTGCACCCAGTTGTCAAAGTCTCCCACAGTAAGTGTAAACTCTGCAGTATTTTGATGGATTAGCATTTCATGTGCAGGTTCTTTAGCTGGGGGGCCAAAGATAGCTTTTGTAGCATCTGTCCATGTTCCGGCCATCTTAGACCACATGGAAGGTTTCTTACGTTTGCTCATACTCTATATACTCCGTATATTTGGGCATTATACTCTGTAGACACCATATTCACCTGTCGTACTTAACTCATGAAGACCCCACACTAAGGCATCGAGTCTATCGGGTGATCCCTTATAAAACTCTGGGTTATATTCACATAACTGCTTCTCTAATTCTACTAGCATACCAGTGTGATATACTTTACCTTGCTCATACAAGGCAGCTATAGGTTCAGCTCGTGCGTATTTCCCTTTAGA